TGTAACTACAGACCAAATGGGTGGTTCTATCAAGAAAGCTCAGGTTGGACACGTAATTATTTCGGTGGCAAAATCACTACAACAGAAAGAAATGAAACTAGCAACAATTGCTATTACTAAATCACGTATTGGTGATGACGGGGTTGTATTTGAGAATTGTAAGTTTGATAATGGTATGTTAGAGATTGATACGGAAAGTTCAGTAACCTTTTTAGGTTTAGAAGAACAGACAGAAGAAAGAAACAGACAACGAATTAAAGATTTGTTAGATAAAAGAAAACAAAAAAACCAAACACAAAATTAATTTAACACTGATAGATTTGTTTTTATTAAAAAGTTGTATATTTATAATAAAAACAAATTTATGGAAATAGTTATTTATGGGATTTACGACCCTAACAAACCTGAAGTTATTAGATATGTTGGTAAAACTAAAAAAAAATAAACCAAAGGTTAAATGAACATATCTATTTAAGTAAAAATGGTACTAAAAGACCTATAAACTTATGGATAAAAAAATTATTAGATAACAATATTTCTCCGGAAATTATTGAAATTGAGAAAACTAATATAAATGAATGGTGTGACAGAGAAATTTATTGGGTGTCATTTTATCGTAAAAAATATAATTTACTTAACTTATCTGACGGGGGAGGTTCTAATTTAAATTATTCTCCTTCAGAAGAAACTAGAAAAAAAATATCAGAAGGTAATAAAGGTAAAGTTGGTTATTGGAAAGATAAAAAAATGACAGAAGAACATAAAGAAAAAATAGGTGTTGGAGGTTTAGGGAAAAAAAGAAGTGAAATAACTAAAAAAAATATTAGTAATTCTCTATTAGGTAGAAAATTATCTGAAAAACATGTAGAATCATTAGTTAAAAGTCATTCACATTTAAAAAAACCTGTTATTAAAATTTGTTCTAAAACAAATAAAGTTATTGATGAATATGAATCAATAACTGAAGCGGTAAAATTAAATGGTCTTGAAAAAGTTATAAGTAATTTGATTGGTGTTTGTAAGGGTAGAGGAAAAACCTGTGGTGGATTCAAATGGGAGTATAAAAAATAAAAATAAAATAAAAAAAATGGAAAAAATATTAAAAGAGGATAAAAATAGATTTGTTTTATTTCCAATAGAACATAATGACATTTGGGAATATTATAAACAACATCAGGCAGCGTTTTGGACGGCAGAAGAAGTAGATTTATCTAACGATATTAGAGATTGGGAAAACCTATCAGATAATGAAAGATATTTCCTTAAAAACGTATTAGCGTTCTTCGCAGCGTCTGATGGCATTGTAAATGAAAACTTGGCGGAGAATTTCTTAAAAGAAGTTCAATATGCTGAAGCGAAATTCTTTTATGGTTTCCAAATTATGATGGAGAATATTCACTCATTAATGTACTCATTATTAATTGATACCTATGTATCTGATGATAAAGAAAAAGACGAATGTTTTCATGCGATTGATAGATTACCTGCAGTTCAAAAGAAAGCAAAATGGGCTCTTGATTGGATTGAAAGTTCTTCCTTCCAAGAAAGATTAGTTGCGTTCGCTGCGGTTGAGGGTATCTTTTTCTCAGGTTCATTCTGTTCTATCTTTTGGATGAAATCAAGAGGAATCATGCAAGGGTTATGTAATGCAAACAGTCTCATCTTCAAAGATGAAAACTTACACTGTGATTTTGCAATACATTTAATTAATAATCACGTTGAAAATAAACCAAGTGAAAAAAGAATTAAAGAAATATTATTATCAGCTTTAGAGATTGAAAAAGAGTTTATTACTGAATCATTACCTGTATCTTTAATTGGTATGAATTCAAATTTAATGAAACAATACCTTGAATTTGTTACCGATGGTTTATTGGTTAAATTTGGTTGTAAAAAACATTTTAATGTAGAACAACCATTTAAATTTATGGAACAAATAGCTATTGAGACTAAAGGAAACTTTTTTGAAAGTAGAACAATGGAGTACCAAAAGGCTAAGTTAGGTGAATCATTAACATTTACCGAAGATTTCTAATTAAATAAAATATGATGTCATTAAAAATTAAAAAAAGAGGGGGAGAAGAGGTTTCCTTTAATCCCCAAAAAATATACAATAGAGTTAAACGAGCAGCTAAAGGTTTAAATGTTAATTCTGATGAGATATTCATTAAAGTAATAACCTCTGTACCAACAGAGGGTTTTATTACAACTAAAGAACTTGATAAACTAGTTTATGAGATTGCTGCGGCTTACACCGGTAGTCATCACGATTATTCTCGTTTAGCATCTTCTGTTGCTATATCTTCTTATCATAAAGAAACTGAAGAAAGTTTTTGTACAACAATGGGTTTATTACACGCTGATGGTGTGATAAATGATAAATTGATGGAAACTATTTTAAATTACGGTTCTTCTAATATTGATTCAGCAATTAATCACGAGAATGATTATAATTTTGACTATTTTGCTTGGAGGTCATTACAAGAAATGTATTTGTTAAAAACCCCTCAAGGTAAAGTGATTGAAAGACCACAACATATGTATATGAGAGTGGCTTTATGGGTAACAAAATCATTTGAAGAAGCTATGTCGTATTATCAATCATTATCTAATCAAATTATCTCTCCGGCAACACCAATTATGATTAATGCGGGGACAAAAACACCTCAATTGGCGTCTTGTGTATTACATTATAACAATGGGGATTCAAGACAGGGGTTGTTGGATACATTAAACGATATCTCAACATATTCTTCAGATGCTGCGGGGATTGGGTTATGTATGTCTAATATTCGTAGTAAAGAGAGTCGTATTAATTCATCAGGTGGATTTGCTGGTGGATTATTAAAATATCTTAAAATTGTAAATGAGTCTCTTCGTTTCTTTAACCAACAAGGTAGAAGACCGGGTAGTGCGGCTATTTACATTGAGCCTTGGCATAAAGACATAATTGACTTACTTGAAATCAAAAAGAATACGGGAGCTGAAGAGATGAGAGCAAAAGATTTATTTACCTCAATTTGGTTACCGGACAACTCTATGAATGCGGTTAAGAACAATAGTGATTGGTATTTGTTTTGTCCTAACGATATTATTAAGGCGGGTATTAAACCATTACAAGAAGCTTATGGTGATGAGTATGAATCAAATTATAACAAAGCTGTTGAACTTGGTTTAGGTAAGAAAGTTAAGGCTCAAACAATTTGGAATAAGATTATTGAATCTCAGGTTGAAACAGGAGTTCCTTATTTATGTTCTAAAGATAGTGCTAACAGAAAAACAAACCATCAAAATATTGGAGTGATTAAACAATCTAATTTATGTAATGAGATTTACCAATATACCGATGAAACAACTACTGCGATTTGTACATTATCATCTATGGTGTTAAAGAATTTTATCATTAAAGGGGAGTTTGATTTTAACTTACTTTATAGTGAGGTTAGAAAAGTTGTAAGAGCTCTTAATAGAGTCGTAGACATTAATAGTTATTCGACAGAACAAGGTAGAAAAGGTGGGTTGGAACAAAGAGCAATTGCAATTGGAACACAAGGTCTTGCAGATGTATTCTTTTTAATGGATTATCTTTTCACATCGGAAGAGGCGAAAAAACTTAATAAAGATATTTTTGAGACTATCTATTTCGCGGCAATCGTTGAAAGTAATTCGTTATGTAGAGAGGGGTTATTCCAACCCTATAAATTCTTTAATGGGTCGCCTATGTCACAAGGAATATTCCAATTTGATATGTGGGGAATGAATGAAGATGATTTGTCAGGTCGCTGGGATTGGAATGGGTTGAAAGATAATGTATCAGAATATGGTGTTTGTAATTCGCTATTCACCGCTCAGATGCCGGTGGCGTCTTCAGCTAAGATTACAGGTTCATTTGAAATGACTGAACCTGCTCATTCAGCGTTATTTAATCGTAGAGTTGTTGGTGGGGAAATTTTAATTGTTAATAAATACTTAATTAATGATTTTGAAAAATTAGGTATTTGGGGAGAAGACTTAAAGAATGAAATTATTATGAATGAAGGGTCAATTCAAAATATTAATTTTAATAACTATCTTGACCCTGAAGATAAAAATTACAAAAAGAAAGTTAAGAGGGTAGAACATTTAATTCCAAAGTATAAAACAATTTGGGAGATATCTCAAAGAGAATTAATTGATATGTCAGCGGATAGAGCTCCGTTTATTGACCAATCACAATCAATGAATATCTATATGTCTGAACCAACATTATCAAAAATTTCTTCTTCCCACTTCCATTCATGGGGTAAAGGGTTAAAGACTCTTTGTTATTATGTTAGAACAAAGGCGATATCAACCGGAGCTAAACATTTGGCGATGGATATATCAAAAATACAACAACCAAAAATGAATGTTAAAAAACCAACGGTTGAGATAACAAATAAACCGGAGGATTCGGAGTTTGAATGTTTTGGTTGTGGTTCTTAATTAAGACATTTTTTTAAATATTTAAAATCACGATATAATGTCGTGATTTTTTATTTTAGGGTATTTATTAGAAATAATTGTGGCACTATATTTATAGTTATGGCAGATGGTAAAACATATGGAATTAATTTTCCTTTTAGAGATTCGTATGATGGTAAGTATTTAGACCTTTCAGATTATAATGACCAAGAGATAAGAAGTAGTTTGGTTCATTTGTTATTAACGAGAAAAGGGACTAGATATTATTTACCTGATTTTGGGACTAGATTATATGAGTTTATTTTTGAGCCCTTGGACGGTCCAACATTTTCGGACATAGATGCCGAGATAAGGTCTTCAGTTGAGGATTACATACCTAATATCACAATAACTAACATTAATATTACCGCCGCATCGGAAGGTGAGGAAGATAAAGGTACTTATATTGATAGTAATGATGATAGAGTATATAGGGTTCCTGGTATAGGAACTAAAGAACATACCGCTAAAGTTAGAATTGATTATAGACTTAACAATGATGTGTTTAATCAAAAAGATTTTGTAATTATTAATATTTAATGTTATATGGCAAATAAGAAAATTTCATACACAACAAGAGACTTCCAATCAATTAGAACGGAATTAATAAATTTCACAAAAACTTATTATCCTGACACTATTGAGAACTTTAACGATGCTTCCGTATTTTCAGTACTAATTGATTTAAATGCTGCGGTAACGGATAACCTACAATTTAATATTGATAGAAGTATTCAAGAGACCGTATTACAATATGCTCAACAGAGGTCATCAATTTATAATATTGCGAGAACTTATGGGTTAAAAGTTCCGGGTCAACGACCATCGGTTGCTTTAGTTGATTTCTCAATCACCGTTCCTGCTTATGGAGATAAAGAAGATTTAAGATATTGTGGTATATTAAGAAGAGGTTCACAAGTTATTGGTGCGGGACAAGTTTTCGAAACTGTTTACGATATTGATTTTGCGTCACCATTAAATGCTGACGGATATCCAAATAGATTAAAAATACCAAATTTTGATTCAAATAATAAGTTATTAAACTATACAATAACTAAAAGAGAAACAATAGTTAATGGTATTACAAAAGTATTTAAAAGAGTTATTACCTCAAACGATGTTAAACCATTTTTTGAGATGTTCTTACCTGAAAAAAATGTGTTAGGTGTAACGAGTGTTTTACTAAAAGATGGTACGCAATATGCAAATATTCCGTCCTCTCAAGAATTTTTAGGGTTAGACGATAGATGGTATGAGGTACAAGCGTTGGCTCAAGACAGAGTTTTTATTGAAGACCCTACTAAAGTATCGGACCAACCGGGGATAAAAGTTGGTAAGTATATGTCAACTAATGATAAATTTATATCAGAGTATACCCCTGAAGGATTTTTTAAAATTACATTCGGTGGTGGTAGTCAATCAGCTGACGAACAATTACGAGAGTTCGCTAGAAACGGGTACGAAATGAACTTAAATAAATACTCTAACAATTTAGGGTTAGGTAGCGTTCTTAAATCTTCAAAAGTTTTTATTCCTAAAG